AACGAGAAATTTCTACGCCATCACGCTCGATGATTGTAGCAGTTCTCACTTGAATATGCTTGAACTCGCCTACGACTTCAATCTTATCCTGTTCTGTTCTTTCTGTAAGTGCCATTTTATTTCTCCTATTTTAGTATCGTGACTTGACTTGTCACCTGTCCGCCTCTAGTTTCCCCTAGAGGTATAAAGTTATTTATTATGAAACTCTATATACAAAAGTAAGTCCAATTCCATAAGTGCCGCCATTAGTTACAGTGGATTGATTGTTGCCATAAGTAAAACCATATGAACCATTTGCTCCAATATTCAAATTAGCATTCCATGTCTCTCCAGTTGCATACCATTCTCTAGAAACAATAGTAGCATAGTTCTGTCCAAAAACAGTAAATGGAAGACCACCAAGAGTGCCAGTTGATGTTCCAGAATTAACCCACTGAAGAGTAATCTGACAGTGAACAATTCTACCTACCTTTGTATAAAACCCTTGTTGCGCTACATAAGAACTCGCTGTAGACATTGTTGGAGTGAATGTGCCTTCTTCATAATCGTCAAGGATATTAGCAGCAGTTTTATCTACACCACTACCAAGTTCAATACCTTGAGGAATTGAAATGACTCCATCGCTATGTATTCTTTGTGCATGAACTGATGAATTAATATAAGTATCAATTCTATTACTGTTATGGTCGTATTCTATATAACCATGATATGTTCCAGCACCAGATGTTGCATTTGCAAACAATAAAGAACCAGCACCAGTTGCACTACTTAATATTGCAATTCCTCTTGCACCAGAAGTATCACCGACAACAAGTCCAGGCCGTCCATTTGATGCTTGAATAGTGCTTGAACTGGTATTCCGAATCCCCACTGTATTACTGGATGAATCTACTTTTAATGTATTTGTGTCTACTGTTAAGTCACCAGTAATCGCAATATTAGTATCCAGTTTTGCAGAAGTCACTGCACCACTAGCAAGTTCTGTTGTATCAACAGCTCCTGCAGCAATCTTTGCAGTTGTTACAGCATCATTTGCCAACTGACTTGTATTAACAGAACCAGCACTAGGTACACCGATATCCAGTGTATCACCAAGTGCAATAATAAAGTCAATAACATCAGCACTTGTCAATGCAGAGTCAAAGATAATCTGTGAACCACTGACTGTGAATGAATCTTGTGGAGCCTGAATAACACCATTAAGTGAAACCAACAGATGATTAGCACTTTGAGGATAGTATGCACCACTATCAAGTGTCAAGTTATAGGTAGCAGTAGCTGAAGTCGTAATCGAATCCAACTTTGAATATGCACCAGCCTGTGGTTGTTTTCCGATAAATGGCATTATTTACTTTCCTCTATCACTATATTTAGTCTGCATCTGCAATTGTTAAATCACCAGATTCTACTTGTCTCATAACTTCTAGATAATCTGTGTTTTGTGGTTGTGTTTCATCACTTGTTATTGGAACAATCATCCCACCAATATCAGTATCAATTTTAATTGCAATATTTTCGTTTGTAAGTTCGTCTAAAATATATTGTGCTGAAATAATATTATATCTATTTTCCATGTTATAACTCCGCTATTAGTAGAGGTGTGCCTACTACATCAACATTATATGCAACCTCATCCGAAACACTATGTCCTGTATCTCTTAAAGCAATTATATTTTTGTATTGTTCATAACTTGCAATAATAATAGAATTCGCCGTGCTATTAACATTTCCGTTTCTATGGGTAGAGTGACCACTATTAGGAATAGTAGGAGTTGTTCTCATAGGAGCGCCTAAAGGATAACCAAACTGAATGGATGAACTACCAACTCCATTTCCAGCAAGATAACCAGACCCTAATTTTTGACAATACCTTTGACAAAGATAGAGTTCAGCAGCATATGTGCTATGCTCGAATGTGGTAGCCTCAGTGCCTTCTTCAAGTTGTAATTGTGCAAATTGAATTTTATCATTGGTGTTATGACAATTACCAAATGCCCAATATATCTGCAATCCTTTGTCAAAGTTTGTCAAAGAAGTAGCAGAAGTTCTTGTAATCGTAAAATAATACCATGTATCTACTGAAGTAAGTGTGAGTGTTCCATTGTTAGCAGCTGTTCCGTCACCAGAAATTGTTGCAGAAGTAAACGCAGCACCATGTGTAGTGTATCCAGCAAAGTTATCTGTTGCAGTGGGACAAATGATGTTAGTTGAAATTGCTTGGTTTACACTACCACTTCTTTTAATATAACCACTGATAGTAAATGAATTTTTTGCTCTAATACCAGCAAGAGATGAGGACTCTACTCTTTGTCCAAAGTAACCACCACCATTTCCACTGTTTGCACTTGTTGGGCCTCTTACCTCTGCAAATTTATTGTTTGCATCTGAAGTTGGGCCTCCATCAAATACATGATGTGTAGCACCAGTAGGACTCTGATCAAAATGCCCCATCCACCTGTCTGGAGAAAGATATTGCCAAATACCACCAGTATACGTTGCTGATGTGCCTCTTTGAGATATTCTGAAATTGCCATTGATAAAGACATTTCTTCTACCAGTTTCAATGCCAAGTTTACTTCCAGTAACAGCATCATCAGCAATTTTTGCAGAAGAAACAGAACCGTCAGCAAACTTTGCAGAAGAAACAGAACCGTCAGCAATCTTTGCCTGTGTAACAGAACCATCAGCAATGTCAGTGTTTACAACTGTACTGTCTGGTATTGCCCTTGAATTTAGTTTAATAAGTGCCATTCTGTTCTTTTCCTATTAATCTCTTTTATTTATTCGGTTGGTAGTGCTGCTTCCATTGCAGTCTTTCGTGCTGCAGCAGTTTCCACTACACCCAAATCAAAGGCCTGAGTAATTTGTGCATCTTCACCTGTTGCAATTGCAATCTCATTTGCATTGCAATGTTTTACAAGAAGGTCAATAATTTCTTCTTTTGCAACTCGTGCTCTGTTTGTCAAAGCATTATCTGCCCAATCTTGAACAGAAACAGCACAATACTCCATACACTTATTTTCTGTGTCTGAAAGTGTCACTGTAATATCTGGCATTATATTCTCCTGTTAATTATCCTAGTAGGTATCCACCCACAAAACTTCTGTTTGCATATATTTGTGAGTTGTTATCGTTGTCAAAAATTAGATAAACTGGTTTTAGTGTATCGTTTGCATTTAGATTAAATACTTTAGAAACGAAAACATGGTCTTGGTCTGACGAACCTTCATTACCTAAACCTGTCTGAAGCCAAGGGTCACCGCCTGAGTTTCCTTGTGATGTTGTTCCACCACCACCGTTAATATAGAAACCAGCGTGTATTCTGTTTGCACCACTTGTGAAAGACATAGCAAGGTAAATAAGATATTTACCAGCAACAGGAGCAGTAAATGTTCCAGCACTATCCCATCCACTACCAATATTCCAACCAACAGTGCCAAATGCATTTCCATATTGAACTGAGCCATACCCGCCAGCATTTGAAGTTGTTGTCCAACCAGCAAAGAATGATATTTGATTTGGTTTAGTTACATAACCTTCAGAAGTAAATTCAATTGCATTTGTTCCAGCAGTTCCAGCATCATTTAGCATTCTCATGTTTGCTTTGTCACCACTCATATAAAAATTCAAGGTTCTTTTGTCAGCAGTCATGTCTGTGTTTGTCAAAGAAATCTCTGCACCACTAGCATTATTACCATATACGACAAATTTTCTATTTGGAGTTAGTGTTCCAATACCAAATTGAGGAGTTGCCCCACCAATGAATTTTAAGTCATCCGAAACATTAAGAGTTCCATCAACATCTAAGTTTCCAGCGATATCAATATTCGTATCTAGTTTCGCAGAAGTCACTGCACCACTAGCAAGTTCTGTTGTATCAACAGCCCCAGCAGCAATCTTTGCACTAGTGACAGCATTGTTTACTAGTTTTGCAGTTCCAATAGAACCGTCTGGTGGAACGACTGAACTTTCAATTGTTCCAGCAATATGAAGAACATAGAAATTAACACCAGTTGCTGGTGCAGCACTCATCGTCAAAGTTGTTCCATTAACTGTATAAGCGTCTGTAGGTTCTTGGCGAACATTACCTACATAGACAGCAATATCATTTACAGTTGCAACTTGTTTTGATAACGTAAATACTGTGGTTGAACCGTCTGCTGTAAAATCATCCTTGACGATTGTAGCAAAACCAGCGGTTGGATTTTTTCCAATAAATGGCATATTACACTATCCTCTTAGGTTTTTTCCATAATACCCAAAACAACATCAAGTGCAGAACCAGTGCCTGCCTGAACCTTGAGAATGTCTGCGGCCTCTAAAATATATTTTTGTCCAGCAAGAGTTTCCAATGTAGTATTTGCTGGAATACTTACATCCTCTAGTAATTGGTGTGTTGTACTCGCAGAATTATCTGTGAATTGAACCTTAACTGTCACCGCTGAAGTTGTTTTATTAGCGATGGCAAGTCCAAGAACAACAACTTGTGTAGCAGCAGGCGCAGTGTATAGAGTATCATATGAACCTGTTGATACATCAGCAAGAGCCGCATTTTTGAAAGTGTTCGCCATTTTATTTTCCTATATTATCCTAAAGCAATCGCAAGTGCAGTTGCATCATCTTCTGGATCAAATGCGAGATCAACTCTTGCAATTGAACCATCTTGAATTTTTGCAGAAGTAACTGTATTATCTGCAATAGTATTTAGAGTGTTAATGTTATTAAGTTGATAAACTTGAATATTGTTTGTTCCACTTGCTGGAGCACCTGTGAATGTAAGTGTCTGTCCAGTTACAGTAAATGCATATGAAGAGCCTTCTCTTTGATAGACATTATCTACAAAGACAATGAAGTTTCTTGCATCATTGGTTACTGGTGTTCTTGTAAGTGTAAACGCAACAGTAGAACCATCTCCATTGAATATATCAACGAAAGATTCAGATTGACTAACAGATGCCTGTAGTAGTTGTCTACCCAAATATGTGATAAAGACTCTACCAGATGCATCTGGTGCTTCAGAAAAGTTAATAACTCCCTGTCCTGTCGAAGTAGATACAGTATAAGAGTAATCTGGCTCCTGTATAACACCGTCCAAAGAAACCAACAGTTGTGACGATGTTGATACTGGATAGTCTAGATTAAATTGTGTAGTCGAACCATCACCAGTGAGCACCTGTTTGTCAAATACTCCGTAGGACGGTTCTGCGCCAATATAACTCATTGTTGTCTACCTTTATAATTCATACTATTATTTATTACACTTCTTCAGCAGCTTCAGCATCTGCCTGTCTCTGTGCGGCAGTTTTAACCAAACCAAGACTATATGCCTGATTGACTTGACCGTTTAGACCTAGTGCAATTTGAATCTCGTTTTCATTACAATGTTGAATAAGAATGTCTGCAATTTCTTTTTTTGCATGATGAGATCTATTAGAAACAACATCTGCTACCCACTGTGTTGGATCAACAACAGCAAATTCTAATGCATCCATATCATAATCTTCAACCGTAATTGTAATTGTTTGTGACATAATATTATTTTCTCCTTAATTGATTAGTGCGCCCAAAAAGAATGTGTGATGGAAATTAGCAAAAACTGTTGATGTAGTTCCACTGTTAGCATATGGACACACTCCAATAGTATCGTTTGCACTGCATCGTATTACTACACTTCCAACAACCCTATCTCCAGTAGTTCCATTATTGGGGAAACCTACTGTTATACTTCTTCCGCCGGCCTTTACCAACCAAATTTGTTCAACAGAAGTGACACCTACATAAACACCAACGGTAAAAATATACTCACCAGCAACTGGACAAGTAAATAATCCATTACTAGTATTGAAGTTCCCCCCAATGTCGTGATATTCTGCATTAAATGGAACTACTTGTGTCTGGTTATTTGGTGTCCACCCTGTCCAGTTTCCACTAAGATATGCCCAAAACGCTGGTTGATGTGGAACAGTGTGATTTCCAAATTTATCAAGACGCATTACTTCTCTATGGTAATTTCCTGTATAATGAGTCTCAAATGCTATTTCTTGTGATCCAGCAGTATCATGGAATGCGATAGCAGCACCACCAGATACGCCTAAATTATAGTTACCAGTGCTATTATAATATTGAATGCGAGTGGGATTAGTTCCACTTTGCAATCTTATATTGCCATTGACTGATAATTTTTCAGCTGGATTATTAGTGGAAATGCCCACTTGGCCGTTGCTGTCGATACGCATACGTTCTGTGCCACCATTTGTATGAAATGTAAAAGCATTTGATGCGTGTTGGTAGTTTACTTGCCCAGTTGTTGTGCTATCAGTATCAGCAAAGAATATAGCACTGTTAGATGAGTTATCTGCGTATATGGTAATACCCTCTGAGCCACTACCAGTTCCAACTACAAGATTATTTGCACCACCATTAAATGAAGAAGGACTACTAGTACCAATGCCCACGTGGCCTGAGCTGTCAATACGCATACGTTCTGTTGGAACAGAATCTGATGTTCCACTTCTTGTAGAAAAGAATAAATCACCTTCAGTAGCACCAGTGCCACTTGTTACATCAAAACCTATTACTGCTGCATTTGTATTAGCAACACCACCACCCAATCCAAATCCAATATTTAATTTCCTGCCAGTAACTGCGTCTGTAGTTAGATGCAACGCACTATCAGTCATACTACCAGTTGATGAAACTGTATTTTTGATTTCAAGTTTTGCTACGCCTGAAGTTGTGCCGATGCCCACTCTATTGTTTGTACTGTCTAGATAAAGTGTTCCAGAATCATAGTTAAAGTTATTTGATAATTTCGCACCAGTGACAGCTCCAGTTGCAATGTCAACAGCTTCAATAGTTACATCACCATTTAAAAGTTCTGCAATATTTTTTGAATTACTAGCCATTATAGTTGATACCTTACTTGAATGTCAGATGATACTACTGGAGCAAAAGTTATTGTTAGTGTTTGTCCACTAATTGTATAATCTGTTGTTGGTTTTAAACAAATACCATTATAATATACAAATGCACTATTAGTAGGAATACCAGAGTGTGTTAGTGTAAATGCAGTTGTCGAACCATCACCAGTAAATGTGTCTAGTTGATAATCGGTTGATCTACGAACCACACCACGAACACCCAAGTGTTTTACTTCAATCTCTGCACTCGCAACAGGAGCGCCAGTAAATGTCAAACTACTTCCAGATAGTGTGTAGTTTGTTGTTACCTTTTGAATAATACCATCAACGGCAACCAATAGAGAATTAGCGTTTGGTGGTGTTTCTGACAATGCATAAGAAGTTGTCGAACCATCACCAGTAAATGTATCTGTCGTAAATGATTTTAAATTTGCAGCAAGTTCTACACTACCAACCGAACCGCCTGGCGGTTTCATGTTATAAGAACCAATACCTCTATGAACAACATAAATTGATGCTGTTGAAGAAGGAGATTCAGAGAAATTTAAAATTGTTGGTTGATTAGACGAATTCTCGTGAACTGTATAAGCGACATCTGGTTCTTGAACAATATTATCTAGAACTACTAAAATATTCTCTGTATTGGCTCCCGGCACCTCAACAGACAATTCTATTGCGTTAGAATATGTTGCATAGGCTCCTGTTACGCTACCAAATTGCGATCCAGTGAAATCCTCTTTGGGAAAACTTGGAGACACTTGATTAACATATGGAACACCAATATAATTAGACATTTAGTTACCCCTTATTATGTAACATCTTCTAGAATTGATGCAACAACATCTACTGTTGCCGCACTTGCATATACACGAATTTCATCGTCACCGTTCAACACAATCTTTTGACCTGACACAACCTTCAAAGACGAGCCCGAAGGAATAGGTGCGTTCTTTACGATATGATAAGATGCTGTTCCAGAACTATCATACACAAGAACAGTTGCAGAAACAGCAGAAGTTCCTGTGTTTGCAACATCAAGTTCAATCAGAATTGAGTTAACGGCAGAACCATTGTTCGCAGTGTATACAGTAGTAGGTGAACCACTAGATGTCGATACACTTGTTGCGAATGCATTTTTAAAATTATTTGCCATTCTGATTTCTTCCTTTGTTTATCCTATTTATAATGATTACCCAAGAGCAACTGCAAGTGCAATTGCAAAACCTTCAACTGCAATGTTACCACCAACTGATGGGAATGTTAATGAACCTGTCATGCCACCACTCAAGTCTGTAATACTGTTATTAATTGCAATACCTGTATTAGTAGTTGACATCTTTACATCATTGTCATAATACAAATCGACAGAACCATCTGCTGTGCCAAGAATCATAGTTTCATTTGCAGCTGCGTTTTGGACTTTAAATAAATCTGCACTTAGTTGTAATTCACCAGTTGTATTATCGATCCTAGAATTTGTTCCGTCATGGTAGATTTGTAAATCGTCATCATCGCCAAACTTAATTCTTTCGCTTGCAGGCCCAGTAGAATCATCAAAGTCAATGACTGTAGGAAACATAACAGAACTTAAAGCTCCCTCAAGTTCTGAGATTGCTTCAATTACATCTGTTACTGCATTACCATTGACAGTAGATGGAAGATTAGCAATATCACCCACATCAACTGCAAGTTCATTGAATTCTACTCTCCACTCTTCAAAAGTGAAACTAGCTGGTGCGTTACGATCTGCCATTATTTCTTATCCATCATTTGCATTAATAGAGATTTTATTTCATGCATCTCTGACTTTAAACTATTTATGTCTCTTACCGCATCCCTCAACTCATCCTTTTGCTTTTGAACAGAACGAGATCTTTTAATTGCAGCTTCGTATGCAGCAACATTTGTATTTACAATAGCACGAGAATTAGTATCTCTTACTAAGTCTGGATGATTTTCTACTTTTACATATTCACTCATATTATGTCGCCAATGCAATTGCTCTTAGGTCTTTAATATATGGAACTTCACAAGAGTTTGTTCCTTGCATTCTAATTTTGATTGCAAAGGAAATGAACTCTTCTAGTCCTTCAGCAGAATATTTTCTTTCGATAAAATCAGTTTCATTAATAGAAGCATTTACATTAGTGTCTGGTTGTCCATCACTATTAAAATATTGCCAACCAATTTCATCAAAGTCAGATGCGTCATCAGAACGAAGTATCTTATACATTGCCTGAATTTCTGCACTATCAAACTGAACTGCATCAATATAAAGTCTGATAGCAGTAGCAGGGTTTTGCAACGATACCTTACGAGTTACATAAATGGCCTCGTTGTTATCACCTTCTGGTTCAGTTGGAGATACATAATCAGATGTAGGATATACATCAGAAGAATTATCAATATTATTAAGTCTATTAGATACTGCGATAACACTCTTTCTATCCAAGTCTAAGATTGGAGATAGATTTTCTCTATCAGTTGTCAAATTAAGAATACACTTGAACGATTTATTTCCAGACAACTCTAGCGTTTCGTTAATTGGAGAAGCGATAAGTTTTGGATTAGAAAAGATATAGTTATCATTCGTAGGAATATTCTCACCAACTGTTGATTGAGTAAATGAAGTCTGATTTCCACTTGGAGATGTTCCAGTTGTTGTAATAACAGAAGTAGAAATATTTGTATCTGGTAGTTCAACTGTTGGAATAAGAGTATGGATTTGATCCATTTGTGCATTCTCTGAAGCGAACACAGATTCACCACCACCAGTTCCATCAGCATTTGCAGCTGTGGTTGTAGTAACAGTATAAGAGTCAATTCCAATATTCGCAATAGCGTTATGAGTTTTATTCACCTCAGTCAGTGGAATACCATTTAGTTGATACAACTGAACTGAAGCACCGTTAGAGTGTGTAACATCAGAACCTTCAACTGCACGAGTAATGGAAGAGATCGAAGTTCCAGAAATAGTTCCAGACATAACTTCATTACCAATTTTTACATGAACTGTTCCAGAAGACGGCCATCCGTTTGAAGAACTCAATGTAAGTGAAGTTGCACCAGCGTTTAGAGTACCACTTAGAGTTGCACCAATTCCAGAAGCAACACCAGAGATAGTTACATTATTTGCAGACGAATACATATGGTGATCCGTGTGACTTACCTTTACTAGTGTTTGTCCATTAATTGTTCTAATTGGATTTGCAGCCAATTGTTTATTAGGAACATCCTCATTAACTAGAGTTACAACAGAAGTTTTAGATGTATCAAAAGATGCACGATACAATGTAAACTTCAAGTCTTCTAGATCATATGCAGTCCAAGTTGTATTGTTCTGTGATTTGAAAAGAACACCCAAGTATGGTTGTTCAGAAATTTGTCTACCAGCGGTATCAATCTCACCCATGCGAGAAATCCAAGCAGTATAGTGTGGACTGTCTGTAAACAGAACAATAGCATATTCTACACCATCTTTAACATAAACTGGTGCATCAAATAAGAAGGTAGTTTTTGCATCACCTGTGTCTGGAGCAGTATTTACAAGACTATACCACTTACCACTACCAGAACTTCCTGGCACACCACCAGTAAAGGTATATCCATTCGGGCCGGATCCACCAGAGATAGTGAAAGCAGTATCAGATTCAACACTTACAACATTACACAAACAATCTTGACCACTTGCACCAATATTTTGAATGGTAACTTGCATCCCAGCCCTCAAGTCTGTTAGGAATTGAGTTCCAGCTCCAGTAATTGTTGTGCTACCATTAGTATAACCAACAGTTCCATCATGGTAAGGTTCTAGTGTCTTAGATGCAAAAGGAAGAACTTTTGTAGTAGGATAACCATTAGACATTTCACGAATCTGACATGATACTGGAAGTGTTTCATCTCTGTGTCCAAAATAAACCTCAACCTTAGTAATGAACTCGCCACCTTTTGCCTGTGGCATAAAGGACTGTGCAAGCGGATCCCACCAACCCACGACATCTTCACGAGTTTCTTGTCTCGTTACATTCTGTGTTTGGTTTACTTCACGAACTTCAAATCTTGCGTTACGAGTTGCAATGATTGTTTCTTGAATATTATTGAGAGTTCCCTTTGCAGTATAAATTGCCTGTGCGAAAGTTTCTACACTCTCAATTCCATTGTTTGGATCAGATGTGAGTCTGAACTGTCTTTCACCAGTTCTAAATCTTGGATTACCTCTGACAGCTGGATTAGGTATAGAGAATACACCAACAACTCTACCACCAGCAGAGGTTACGAGAGCGCCACCCAAAGAGCCTCCTTGTGGGGTGCAATATTGACTTACATTTGTTTTATCAAAGAATGGATAAACTCTTGTTCTTGGTTTCATACCAGTTGCGTTGAATGTAACATTTTTAGATCTAATAAATGGAATAACTGCCTGTGAAACTACTCTATCGCCCTGTGACTCATGGTCGATTTGAGCGACAATAGATGTTTGAATACCACTTCTAGAAGAAGTTCCTTCTCTAGTAGAAATTGTTCTTTCAATGATAGCACGACCTCTAAATCTACCACCAGCAAGTTGAATTGATCTTTGGAATGAATGTTCAAAGAATCTATCAGTTGTAGAAGATGTTACACCACCCCACTGTGTTTGCCATGCATTCCAGACTGTTCCAATAGCATTTTGATTTTGTGCAACAAAAGTATCAAAGTTACCTTCTTGGTTGACAATCAAATCTGGAAGTCTATTTACCTCAAACCACTCATCACCAGATGGTGTGAGTTTACAAATACCAGCCCACGCAAAGTTAAGAACAGGGTTTAGGTTTTCAACACGAGTTCCGTATGGTTGATCCACAACAACTGTATCAGAATATGGAAGAGTAATTACATCACCAGTTCTTTGGTAATTGTCTACAGATCTTTCTGCATTTGTTGTGTTTTCTTCCTCTAGAGAAACGCCCTTCATATAATACTTTGGACGAAGAATACCATCTTGCATATCAATAGCAACACGATAGTCTGGGTGTTTTACATCACCAGTTGCGTGTCCAGCAAAGTTGTCTACAACAAAACCAGATTTAAATCTATCAAGTCCGTTTGCATCTTGAATTTGAAGTGATGCAGCGTCCTTCTCAAGTAGATTCAATGCAGTATAGTATTCCATGTTTTGAATACGAGTTTCAAGTCTACCAATATCTCTCATAGTATATCTACGATTATTTGTCTTAACAAAATTGACATCATTAATATCAATTACATAAGGTGGCAGATTGATGTGTGCAAGTTTCATTGCATCATCTAGAGCTTTTGGTTGAATTGGAATCTCAGCAGCAGTTCCACTTACAACTTTAAATTCTCCAGCTGGAGTGAGGTATAATTGATCTACTCTTCCAATGTAATATTCAAAATCATATACAAAGTTAGAGTTATCTTTTGGAATACCAATCGTTGAAGAACCAGTTCCAGAGAATGAACGATCTTCAAAGTTGAATGACATAGATGTTACTTTATGAACTGTTTGTGCCTGAATAGTTTGCGTTGTTCTTGTCGCATCAGCAACACGAGGTCTGAAATCAACTGCATCACGCAAGTCGTATTCACCAGTAGGTTCAGCAACCTCTGGATCTACACGAGTAGCTGTGTAGGTTGGAATGTCTTTATAATTGATTGAACTGTAAGAGTCAACAGTAAAGAAGTCTCCAGTTCCATGAGAGAAGTAATCACAAACAACTAATAGTCTTCCAGCTGGAGCAATAGCAGCGGGTTTACGAACTATCTTACCAATGTCATAGAAGTTATCTCTCTGTCCATTGTCTAATGTAAAGTCATTAGTAATAACACGAGAACCAGCAGTAAACGTATCTAGTGTTGCGGTTTCTCCACTTTCAGAACCAGTGATAGTTTCACCAGAAGAGAAATTTACATCATTAACAGTGACATATGTAATTGGTGAAATTGGATTAATAACTCTTGCAATAGCACCAGAGGTTGCACCAGTGATAAGTTCACCACTTGTGAATGTTCCAGTTGCGCCAGTAATTGTCCACTGAGGAAGAACAGGATCAGCAGCAGAATCTTCTGAATCAAATACTGCCCAAAGTCTATGAATATCAGCAACACCTAGTGAAATATCTCTGTGATGAGCCGATGTTCCATATTCTGCACCACCAGCAATACCATCATTGTCCACTAGAACTTGATACATACGAGTTCTTGTTTTAGATTTTTCAGATACAACAGTTCTAGTGATTGTAGCAATAAGTCTTACTTCAGCACCATTACCTAGAATAGAAGAAGATGTGATTGTTAGTGTTCCAGTTCCAGCACCGCCAATAGTAACATTAGAACTATTAAGGTTTACAACTTGTCCAGCAGTTGCAGAACCACCAGAACCAGCAGTGATAACAGTTAGAACATAATCTGTATTATCTACTGCACCAAAGATTTCATTAGAACCAGCGGTGAATGATACAACGCCAGATGCAGAGGATGTATCTGTAAATGATCTTCTGATAGTAACTTGTGTGTCTGATACTCCAAGATTTGCTTCAGTTTTAAGAGTCTTAACAGTTTGTTTTTGTAACTTACGAAGAAGAATATTTTTCTGTTGATCTGTAAGTTGAGCTCTCTTTCTTGTTGCAGTAACAGATGTGACTGCATTGGTAAGAGAACTGTCGATTGTAATTGTTGTTGAATTTGTTACAGCAGTAACTCTTCTAAATTCAATAGCACCAGCAGCACCAGTTGGGAAACCAACAATGTCTCCAACTCTCAATTCAGCAGTGAAGTTTGTTTGGAAACCATTAACTGTCGTACCACTAGTATAAGATACTAGTCCACTCAAATCTAAAGAATTTTCTAGAACAATATCACCAGTAAAATCTGGATCACCTACATCTGGATCATTCATGTAAGTTTGTTTTACATGGCTGAAATCAAATGAGTCAATAGAACTGATTGTAAGATCAGTATTACCACTATCCTCTAGAATTTCATCTGTTTCTGTAGAAGATGTTGACTTTACCTTTTCACCAGTTACGAATGAACCTGTAACTGTTGTGAGAACAATTGTGCTACCAGTGGTGTCAGATTGAACAAAACCTGTCGCACCAGAAGTAACACCAGTAATTTTTGCACCTGTGGTTACACCAGCAGATGGAGTAGCAGACATTGTAAGTTTTGTAAACATACGAATGTCAAAAAGATACAACTTAAATTCTGCATCAGATGTCATAACATCCACACCAGAACCAGTATCATTTGCAGAATGTTCAAAGGCTCTTGCACGAGCAAGTCCAACCTTATTACCAGCTGGAGTTCCTAAAGAAGAAGTTTGTTGGTCATACAATGCAATCTGACGATATGGTTCATCAATCTCACCAGAGATAAATGGTGAAATTTCTGGAGAACCATTAATATTTTCAATCTTAACGAAGTTACCAACTTCAACTGGAGTAACAGCAGCATTGAAATCTTCAAAACTTCTAGGTTTAGCAATATCAACAAACTTTGGAGAGATTGTTTCAATCTCATATCCACGAACATATGCCTTTCCAGGCGAAACTTGAACAGTAATAAAATCATCAGAAGCAATATTATTACTATCTGTAGTATTTCCAGTATTATATACTCCGTTGTTTAGTCCATCATTTAGAGTTTCACGAATATCCAAATCAAAAGAACGAACAGTATAATCACCAGACTCATCATAAGTTCTACGAGCAAGTGTTTCCCCCAAAACTGAGTACTGAGTGTTTCTTGCCTTTTCTAAAAGAGCACCATTCTTAATTCTAAGAAGTTCAACAAAGTTTGTATCTTCAGTAGAATCAAGAGCTACCTTAGAAAGTGTTAGACTAAACTTTAGTCTGTGAGCGCCCTTTGCGTTAAAGTTTGAAGTTCCAGCAGCATTGTCCAAAAGAGAAGTGTCTTCCTCTGGTGTTTCTAATCCTTCAACAATAGAAAGTCCAACACGATAGTTTGGAGTGTTTGTATATTTGTCTAGAATAATTCTTTGTTTTGCAACACGAACAAAATGTCCACGAACAAAGTATACACCCTCTTCAATGTTTGCAGAAGAACCAGTTGCAGTTGCACTAACAGCAATAAGTTGAGCAGAGTCAATACCAGAACCAAAAGAACCTACAGTTCCATCAGCTGAAATTCTTTCTCCGTCTGAAAATCTTACTGTAGTATTATCTGTTCCAGTATTAATGTATTTAACATAAAGAGTAATAGGATCGTCAGTTGTTGCCGCAACTGCTTGAATAACTTCTGCAACAACACCAGAGGTTGTTCCAGTAATTCTTTTTCCAACATAGTCTTGAATTTGTGAAGAAATATCAGAACCACTCAATGTAGATTCAATTTTAACGGCATAGTATTCATCAGTGTAACCAACTGCGCCAGGAATAACCACTGTTCCTTCTTTGAACATATGGCGTCCATGTCTTTCGATTTGATTTTGAAGAATGCTCTGAAGTTGTGTTAGTTCTCTTGCCTGCACTGCAAAGCCAGGACGAAATAGAACTCTATGAAAATCTTTACTTTCAGCAAAGTCATCATAGTATGGGGCTACATTAAGATTGGTTTTTTCCATTGTTTAGAATTCCACTACGATTTTAATATCTTCAGTTTGGTCAGATGCACGAGAAATTGGGCGTCTGTTTTCGACATATAGAATATGTCCACTATCTGGTTCAAGTTCTGGATTAGCATATCCAGAAGTAAATGTCAAAGTTGTTCCACCAGCAAGAGTTACATTTTCTGAAGCAGTTGTAGAAGGAATTGCAGCTGCACCAGATGTTGCACCTGTTACAGTATTTGTACCAGAAAATGCTACATAGTTTCCAGCAGTATTGATTCCGTAATCAGAAAATCTTTCTTGAACATAGTAAAGAATATTTCTTGATGCATCCCACTCAACAACTCTACCAACTGCACCAGTTGTGGTTTGAGTAATCTTTTCATCAATGATATAGTCTGTTGAAGGAGCTGCAGTCATTTTAATAGCATATGATTGTCTGCGAGTAGATGCAGTAGAAACAGTTGTTGTTCCAAAGTTATATGGGTCTTTTACAATACCAACTTCTCTAAAGTCGTTTGCAACTGTGACATCATCACCCTCTGCCTGTTCTAGTTTAGTGTTCATCATAACATAGTGAGCACCAAGTTCTTCAACAGCATTGAAACCATGTCCACCTCTAGGTGAAATAATAGGAGTTATAGATCCAGCAACACCAGCACCAATTGAAGATGATAGTGTCAAAGCACTATCAGAATATGTGTCTGTCAAATCTACAGTAGCAAATGTATATCCTGTTCCAGCAGCAAATACGTTTGTTCCACTAGAACCTTGTGGTTGAATTGCACCACCACTTACTACAATCTCAACAATACCACTAGAACCATCACCATCAATTGGTGAATAATAAGTTCCATCAGTATAACCAGAACCAGCAGCTACCCGAACTACATCAATAGAACCATCAACAGCGGCAGCTGAAACTGTGGAATCTGTAGTAACTGGAATGAAGTCAGATGTTAGAAACTTATCAATTTCTGAAACTGAGAGGGTATACATATACTGTAAAGTATATCCACCAAGTTCAAATGGAATTGCAGAAATCGTTGTTGGTTCAACACCAGAATATGCAGTTCCACCATTGTTGTCCAGAACTTTGTATACTTTATACTCAGAGGTCATAAAGAAGAAAGTTCCATCCCAAAGATTTGTTGCGGCTGATGTTGTTGGGTTTGATGTCGAAACATCATGTTCATACATATCATATGTTGTATTATTTGCCCAATCTCTGCGAGGAGCGACATATGAAACATCTGAAGTAGAGATAATCTTTGCCGCAAGCATAGAATCCCACTTATGATATTCTACAACAACATCGTCATTCGGTGTTGGAGGAGAGTTATCATCGCCACCAGAAGTATTCACACTAAAGGGTGAACTCTTTCCGATAAACAAATAATATGTTGATGCAGAAGCTTCAGAGAATGACTCAAAGAACTGTTCTGCGTTATGTTGCCTGAACTTTTCAGTAATAATTGCTGCCATTGTTTTTTCCTATAATCTTATTTATTCAGTAACTTAGTTCGCATAATAATGAACTGTTCCTACTATTCTTGTGCCATTCCCAAATACAGACAGAGCATTTCCAATATTTCCAGTTGCAACTGTGTGTCCAGTAAAGTAAACATAGGTTTGGCCATTAATAGCATACATATCTAATGAATAAACATTCTGTGCGAGACTAGAATAAAATGAAATATGTCCAGAATGAACTCCCAATACAGGCGTGACACCGTTATTTACCGTAAATGGAAGACCAAACATCTGGGCAGTTGAACCAGAGTTTCTAGCATTAATTGTTATATCAAAAGCTGCTGAAACATATCTACCTATTTTTGTATATATTCCTTGTTGATTAGTATAAGTTGCATCGGCACCAATATTTGGAGTCCATGAGCCTTCTTCATAATCTTCTAAATTATTTGCAGCAACATAACCAGAGCTTTCTGCTACCCCCAAAGTGATGCCATATGGTGCAACCACTCTGCCCAAATAATCTACTTTTACTCCAGTGTATGTTGTCCCACTATATGTGGATCTCAGTGCAAGATAGTCAGCAGCCCCAGCAAAGGATTTAATATCAAAATCAACAGATGCAGATGGTATGTTTATTTCTTGATTTACTGCAAGATTTATATTGCCAGCGACTGATACATTACTATCAGCAGTTAGTGTTCCAGTAACATCCAGTGTTCCTGCCACATCAATATTAGTATCCAGTTTTGCAGAAGTGACAGCATCATCAGCAAGTTCTGTTGTATCAACAGCCCCAGCGGCAATCTTTGCAGAAGTGACTGCACCACTAGCAAGTTCTGTTGTATCAACAGCCCCAGCGGCAATCTTTGCAGTTGTTACAGCATCATCAGCAATATCAGCTGTTGTTACCCCACCATCCAATAGTGCCGTTGCGTTGATTCTATCTAGTGCCATACTTTTTTATCCTTATGCGATTGTTACGCCGTTTTGTCCTACAACTGCCCATCCAGCATTTGTATAAACAAGAGTTACAGAATCACCCAAGTCAGTGAAAGTAATAGTTGTTCCGCCGAGGAAAGTTGTTGGAGTGAGAATTGCAGTATCAGAACCAGCACCCTCTGCAACATATGAAATAATCTTTACTTGTCCAGCCTGTCCATTAACAAGAGTAAGTGCATCACCAGTTCCAGTTGTCGTAATCTCAGTAATAAGGTCTGTAGCATTTACAGCATTAGGCCCAGAGATTTGTTCCAAAGAACCAGTAAAGGAAGTCAATCCATTTACATCTGGAGATGTCAAAGTTTTATTTGTTAGTGTCTCTGTTCCAGCAAGTGTTGCAAAGTCACCGTCAGACAGTGCAGTATTAAACTCAGCAGTTGTTCCAGTTACAGTTGCTGTAGAAAGATCAACGGTAAGAGTGTTATTTGCAGAATCCACAGTCTTGTTAGTAAGTGTCTGTGTTGCAACCTCTGAAACAAGAGTAGAGTTTGCACCAGCAGGAAGCAACATTTCGTTAGTTACTGCCGCACTATGTGGTTGTGGTTTAATTGTCTGTCCGTGTGCATTAGTTTCACAGTTAAGAACAATTGCACCTTCTGTTGTAGAACCGTCACCACGAACCTCAACGATTTGAGTTGCAGCGTTAAGTTGCAAGTTACCAGATGATGTTGAAATATTACCAACCAAGTTTCCAGTAATATTACCAGAAGAATTGACTGTAGTAAATGTTCCAGAAGATGGAGTTGTAGTACCAATTGCACCGTCAACATTACCAGTTACATTACCAGTTACATCTCCAGTAATATCACCAACAAAGTTTGTTGAGGTAACACTGGTTAGTCCAGCAAGAGTTGTAGATGAAGCACCAAGTGCGATTGCAGTAGTTCCAACTGTTACATCATTGTTAGCAAGATTAGCATTTGTAATACCAGCTGTTCCACTCAACATTGCATTTGTAATGTTTGAGATTGTGTTGCTAGATGCATCAATTGTTTTGTTAGTTAAAGTTTGACTTGCAGTGTTTAGTGTCACTGTGTCAGAAGTTAGTGTAGAACCGTCACCAAGTTTGGTATAGATTTCTACGAAGTTGGCGTTGATTTTCCCTGCGCCGGTGCGAAGGTCGTCACCTGTTCCGTCATTCGCAGAAGTTCCACGCCCGATTGCTTGATATGCCATGTTGGGTTCTCCTAAAAAATATCCCTTATACCTTTATTTATACATCTTTGTCAAAGGTATTCGTAGTTTCATCGAATGAATCTCCCAATCCATCAAAAGTAGATGAGAGAATTCCATATTCCGTGTTAAATGTTATGTTGTTTGAATCAAATCTGATTTCATCAATTCTACTAAACTTAATTGGTAGAGTTCCATCTGGTGTAGCTCTATCGAATGTATGTTCAGTAGCATCAAATCCAACATCATTTTCATCAAACTTCTTCAGTTCATAATCTTGTTCGTTTCCAGATGCAACATCAAATGATACAGTAGATTGATCGAAACCTACACCGAATGTTCCACTCTGATCAAACGATGTTGTAAATCTTCCTTCTGTATCTCTATCAATTCCAACACCAGCAGTTTCATCAAATGCATTGATGCCGTCATCAAATGTGATGTAGTCATTATCAAATGCATTAATCAAACCACCACGAGATATAATACTAATCTGTGAAGGTGGTGGAACATTGATACGAGTTGCATATGCCGTATCTGGTATATTTAGTTCTTCTCCTTGAAGGTATCCAGAACCAATAGCAGTAGCTGTTTCCAATACAATTTTATCACCGTCACCATCTAGTCCATCATCCTGTCTTAAATAGAAATAATCTGATACAGACTTGATTGTTATATGACCAAACTGATCAATAGTATATTGATCGGAAGTGAAATTTCTTCCTGTCTTAGTTCTTCTTCCAGCTGGATCAAGATAGTTTGAAGCAATTTCGTCTGTCAATATTGGTTGAACAGCAAAAGCATATATTGGAAGATTTGCAAGAGAGGTGTGTCCTGTCCAATGCGAACCTCTTCCCACATTCATTTTAACAGTAACAGTTTGTGTTAATGTTAAATCTCTCTCTGAACTATCTAAGTCTTCAATATTATTAACACCAACCTTTGGACTTGCATTAAGAGCCTTCTGCGTAGATGTGGCCAACCTTCTTCCAAAGATTGTGGTGAAGATGTTCGTAAATGTAGATGCAAGTTCTGGAGTGAATGTATCTGGTGAACCACTATCACCAACACTACCAGCAGCAGGAACTTGAATTGCAGCACTTACTTGTGATGCAAAAGAAACTTCACCAAAGACATTCCAACCAGCTGGATGAACAGACCTACGAATAGATTCTCTCCATTGGTTGATTGATTCACCAATACGAACAACATAAGAGTAATCTTGATAATAGAAACTATCTTGAATTCTCATCGTGTCAACCGACACCTTACCTTTGTCAGATACAAATCCAGCAACAGTATTTCCAATAATACCGATTGTTGAAACTCCTCTAGCAGTATCAGATTGTCTAATCGTTGCAGTAGCTCCAGTTGCAGAAGTAATAATATCACCATCATTGTAGATGACATCAGACTGAAGTTCTAGAATGTTTGTATTTGAATCAAAAGATATGACTGTTGCTTGATGAGATGTTAGAGTATCTCCAGCGATGAAACTTCCTGTTACATTTGTAATGAGAACATTCTTATTAAATGTAAGTGTTGGTGCAGTATTGTAATCTAAACCAAAATTAGAAATACTGATTCCTTCAACATGACCAATTCTTGGTTCAATTATAGAAGAACCAAATAGACTTGCGCTACTTCCTGTGCTTGAAGTAACTGTGATGGTTGGAAGTTTAGTGAAACCATTGCCAGGGTTTATAATTCTAACAGAAGTAATCTCACCAATCTCTGAAGAAACTCCTAAGTCATTAAAGGTTTCTTCTTCAATTATAATATTACTACCATCTTCTAATATTAAATAGTCATCATCACCAATTGTTGTTTCTTGATGAAGGAACAAAGCATCTTCAGTAATGATTGGATCATTATCTTCAGTAATAAAATGATCTGGAGAAGTAATACCTTCTAAAACAAATGCCCCGCCAACAATAGCGATTTCGGCCGAAACGTCAGAACCACCAGTATCAGTAGTATTAAACAGAATAGTATCACCAATAGTATATCCACTACCACCATTTTCAATAATAATTTTATCTACTGAACCAGTTCCAGCAGATTCTACTTTAGCAACAGCAGCATCATTACCGCCAGAACCAACAACAATGTTATCACCAGTTCTATAGTATGCTCCACCAGAAGTTACTGTAGCAGAAGTAAGAATACTTTTTACAGTAGCAGAAATTTCTAAATCAAGTTCCACATCTGTTGTGGTGATTGTTTCCCCACTAGCAAATGTTCCAGTTATTGAATCAGTATCTAGGTTTAGTTCTGCAATTTGAACTGCACCCTCTCTAAACTTAATAACTGTTCCAATAAGTGCTGTTGCACCAGAAGTTGAACCAGTAATTCTTTGTCCAATAGCTTTATTGAAATCAGATGTAGAAGATTCAACAACACGCATAATTGAATCTCTAGACCATTGACCATCAGATGGACGAAGAAGATTGTCTCTAGGGTAAACGATTGTTGGTTCTTCATTGAAAAGAATTCTAAAGAATAGTTTGTGTCCGTCTGCTGTTCCTTTTGCAGAATACATATCCTTAATATTCTTTATAAGTTTTCTTTTTGCAAGTCCATCAGCAAGTGTGCTTGGAAGAGACTCCATAAAAGAATCTCTAAACTTATCTAAGAATGCATAGACAGTATTATCAACATCAGCATATGCAAGAAGTTGTTGAATGTTTTGAACAGGGTTTGCACGATAAGACACAACCGTTGTGGTTGCACCAGAAGTATTACCAGTTACCGTTTCACCATTTTGAAATCTTTGTTGAGAAGAGATGAATAATCTTTTATTATCATCAAAGTCGTCTACTAGAATTTTGGCTGTAGCGCCAGAGGTTGCACCAGTAATAGTTTCACCAGCAACAAACTTACCAACCGAATCTTCAAGGACAACTCTTTCTGAATCTTCATCAGTAATATAGTTTATACTAATCGTTTCTTCAATGAGATAATTATTAGAACCAGATACAACTAGTTCACCAGCCTCAAGAAACTCATAATAGTATTTGAGAAAGAGTGGAAATAAAGGATGATCAGACTGCACAAATTCAGGCAGTTGATTCTGAATATGTGGAGATACTTTATTTTTTAATGTTGGTTCATGTCCAGACATTCAAACTTACCTTAATATGAAGATGCGGTATTATAACCAGTTCCAGCAGAAGAGCCACCAGATTCGATAGTATCATTTTCTCCAGTAATATTACTGTTAGTCAAATCAATATTCAACAACTGGTTTCTTACTGGAACAACATCATTTGAACGAGGTTGAACTATAATTGTAATTGTTCCGTCAGAGTTAGAAACCCCTGTAGGGTTGAGGGATGGAATAGTAATTGTTCCAGTAACATAATCAATAGTTCCGATATTATTATTTACATATGTTCTTGTTGTTCCAGCTTCAAAATAGTAGGAACGAATGTTTCCATTACCATCATCATCCAGATAGATTGTGTTTGTGTTTCCACTAATAGTAAATCCAGTTGAAGACACAATACCACCAAACATAGCATTGTGACCAGCGTGTGGATTATATAATCTATTAGAGAAGTTAATAATATACTGATTGGTAGCATTAAGTGTTGGAGTAAAGTTCTTTGAAATTCTAACAGATGTAATATTAGACAAAACAGCTGTGTCACTATTATCAATCAAACGAGACAACTTGGAATATCTAAACACACCGTCAAACTTAGACAAGTCTGAAGTATTATACGATGTAATAGTATTTCTTACAATCGTTTCTAGATCGGATGCAGACTTTGTTGTAATATTAGAACTATATTTAAAGTTTACAGTCAATCTTATATTAGTAGTTTCTGGATCAATAATAGTTGGTCGAACAGATGCAATATTATATTTGTCTAGTAATGCAGCAATGTTTAACTTTTGTGCTTGTGTTAGATTAATTCCAGATTTTGTTTTGAGAGAAATATATACTTGTCCATATCTAGGCGGATCATTATCTTCACCACCCCACACTTGAACGGCTTCTGCATCAGCATAAACTTGAGGAACAATTGTTTTGTAATCCTCTGTAGTAACAGCTCTTCCTTGTGAAGAATAATCTAGCGGAGCATTATATTTAATTGATTCGATTGTCTCTGGTTCTGCACCGCCAGTTGCGGTCAATATAGTTGTAGTGGTGTAATTTGAAACTGCACCAAAAGAAGAACCACTAAATGATGAAGCACCATTTGCAGCAGTTTTATTTGTAACAATATATTCTAGGATTACAATGTTTCCATCAGTGGGTTTTTTACCAACAACATCATCACCAAAGTAAACCTCAAACTTACCGTCTTCAATCTCTTGTAAGAAGTAAACCTTTGATATAGCATTAACTTGTGTAATGTCGGTTGCAAGAGTGTATACTTCTGTTGTTGAATCTGCAGCTGATGTTTGAATAGAAACCTTTAGAGTTGTTGTATCAGCACGATTGTCTGTTATCACATATCTCTTCTCTATATTGTTGCTGTCAACTGTATACTTTGCAGTGACAAGAGTTCCTTCATAGATAGGAACATTCTGAAATCTTACAACATCATTCGTTTTAATAGTTGTTATATCAGCATTAACAACAAACCCATATGTAGTTCCATCTACTTGTGTTGTAAACTTAGTTCCCTTTGGTAGAGTTACCGAACCTAGATTAGTCGTATCATTTACAAATAAATCGACATATGCAATAGGAGCTCTAGCAGAACGAGGAGTATAACCCAAAGTCTTTGCGTGAGAGACTACCGAAGAACGAAGGGTTGCAGAATCCAAAAACGCCTCATTTAATGCCATGTTGGCATTCATAGCAAGGTAATGAGTGTTATATGCAAGCATATCAATGAGAACAGAAAGTCCAGAACCCTCAAAGTCATAGTCAGTAAACTCTGTCTGGTTTTTCATATATTTTTTTAGATTAGTTTTGATGTCATCGAAATCTAGTTCTGTGACTTGAAGTTTTGTTGCCATTTATCTTAGTCTCTCTAAAAATAAGTTTACAGTCTGCAATCCATCTGGAGAGTTCCGTAAGTAAAATTCTATAACCAAATCATAAGCATTTGAATCTGGTGTTGCGATACTAGTAACATTGATGAGTTCAGCTCTTGGTTCAAAGTTATTAATTACATCTTCTACTTTTCTTTTAAGAACATCAGCAACAATTGGTGTCACTGGTTCAAAGAGAATTCTACGAATGTCTGAACCGATCTCTGGATGAAAAGGTCTTTCATAAAAGTTTGTGTTGATCAAGTTGCGAACACTACGCTTAACTGCCTCTGCATCAGTCAACTTACTAATGTCTTTAGTTACAGGATGCTTAGAAAAGTTCAGATTAAAATCTTTATAGATCTGAGAACTTCTACTCTCGTTAGTAGCTTCAGCGTCCTTGAATGCAGATGGATTAACAGCCATTTATTATCTCCTCAATCTATTTATAACGAAAATCAAAGATTGTGAAACTCTCTATTCTTGATATGTTGTTCTTCAATCTCTTCTTTCGATTGTCCATAGTAAGGAACAGCATGACGCTTTTCAACCATGTAATCATTGATTGATTTATCTGCATAGTCTGTGGTTCTCCACAACTCGCCTAGAATTCTACCAAACTTACCCTCTGCATCCTTATGTGTTTTAAGAACAACTCCACCATCATCATCTAGCATTTGTGTGATGAATTCTTTTGCAGCAAGTCCATACTTCTTTTCTTCCAAATCTCTGGTGCGACTTTCTGGTGTGTCGATACCATAAAGACGAATGCGTTCTTTCTTTAACCAAACACCAAACCCTAAGTCAATATCTACATCAACCGTATCGCCGTCCACAATATGAACTACTTTACATCTATACTCATACATTGTTATCCTCCAGCGAATACATTAGGAGAACCAGCGGCAACTGAAGTGCAACCACTAATACCATCTCCTACTCTTCCCGCTCCTTTTCCATTTACTTTTACTGTTGAAGAACCAGAAGCGATAGGTGCAGAATGAGATGGACAAGGAACTCCTGGCAAAAGGTGTCCAGTATTATTATCTCCTTGTCTACTCCAAGGTATTCCGTTTACAAATACATTCGGACTTCCAGCTGCTCTTGTCATTCCAGAGCAGTGTGCTACATCTGCATCTCCTATTCTAGTTGCTGCCGGCATATTTTCTTTCTCTCTTCATTAGTTCTTGTAACTTATCGTTATATGATTCCATGATCTCATGTTCTTCTTCCGTATGAGGATCTGGAATAATTGCTGGTTCAAATCTTATAAGATTATCAAACTCCATAGGAATGTCATTCCAATCATGGAACTCCATATAACTTACACCTTCTCTTATTAAATATAAACCTTTCATAATCGTTCCTTATGCCAATTGATAAAACTTACCGTAGTCTCTATATCTACTGTGATTCCAGAATGTAGCAATCTCAGTTCTGTTTCCAGAATCTTTACAAGATAGATGTATCCATGGCAGTCCTGTTCCTGTGTTTTTAAATTCTAATAGTAACTGATCGTGTGGAACATTTGCTCTAATCCACTGTGCAATTTCATAATACTCAGACTTACTTACTCCAGTAAATTGCATATCAGCTGCCTGTCCTCTTTCATGCTGAGACGTTCCTCTGGCTGGACGGAATGCATTAGTGACAAACATATTTGGATATTGATTCTTGATAGGATCAAGAGCATGAACCGCAAGTGTTTTAAGGTTATCAATAATTTTCTGTTGCGTCAAACCATGTTGTCCACCAGTAGGTATTGCAGTCTTAGAAACAACTGAATACTTAGATAGTTGTCCAAGATTAAAGTGAGTAGACAATTGAAGATTGTAGTTCACTCCACCAATATAGTCACCGTTTGCATCATAGTTTTCTGGTGGCGATTCTTCTAGTGAAGAAGAAGCAGAAGATGCTTCTGGTTCTGCAACATAGGTATTCTCTTGAGTATTATGTTCACCAACTTCATCTGGAAGTCTTGGTTGTGCGGTTAGTCTTCTTGTTGCAGCGGTAGCATTAATTGAACCATTGATAGAATTGTATGAGTAATCGGCAAAAGAAGTTGGACGAATTTGACCAGACTGAACTGCAGCAGCAATTTCCTCTGCGGTTTTTTCAACATCATCTCCAGCAAAGAATGCTCCGTCATCTGGTAAGTCTACAAATACTTTAGCGTCTAGAACCTCTGCTTCTTTTGGTGCATCAATTGTTTCTGCAAATCCATCTGTATCATATTCATCCTCTTGAATAGACCATGCCTTGATACCAGAAGCAAGAGTCCCACTATCTAGATAAACCATTGCGGGCGCAATCTTTACATCCGCTGTAGAGCGAGGAACGATAGGAGATATAGTTACCGCCTGTCTTCCATTCGTATTCAAATCAATAGTTGGGCCGTCAAGGTTCATTGCACCACCAGAACCAGCATTGAATGCAGCTGCGGTATCTAGTTTCATTGCACCAGTAGATGCGTGAGTATATGTTCCTTCTGTGTTCAGAGCAACATTACCAGTAATATTTGTTGATAGTGTTCCAGCGATTTCTTTAAGAACGTCACCATCAACAACCGTATCTTGATTACCTCTTACCACTGTGTTGAAGTTTGCGTTAGTAATGATCTGCATATCTGCGTCAGATTGTTGTAAGAACTTTCCAACAGAGATTTGAGACATAGTTGTTTGTGCTGTCATCTCAATAGATTGATTTGCAAACATACGAATATTTTGTCCAGCATGGAAATCAATATTCTTTCCAACATTGAACTTTAAGTTCTCATCTATCTGTCCATACATATTTCCACGAACATATAGATTAGTATCTCCATCAACATACACATTAACATTACCACGAACACGAACCTGTTTGTTTTTGTGAACAATCTCATAGTCCTCACCAACAATCTTAGTTACCTTTGTTCCGTCTGGATGAATCTCATAAAATGTGCCTGCACGATGATACTCATGTATTCTTTCAAATCCTGGCGTATCATCAAACTCTTGAATGTGCCCACTCTCAGTTTCCCTTACATGATTGAATGGATACTTTGGATTAGCAGGACTTTTAGGCTCTCCTGTCAAATCATCTACCGCACCCTGTTTTGCTTTAATAACAGGATGCTGATTCGTTGCGTCATTTACCGCAAGTCTATTTGTGTCTACCTCATTAACCCTACGAGGATAGAATGAGTTAGGATCGGAAAACCCCTGTAGACTATTTTCCGTAGATACAATAATTTCAATTTCGTCTGTCGCAGCTGGTGGGGTATCAAATACGATTCTATTTGCTTCTATAGTATATGCCATTATGCAATCCCTTTTTCTGCAGCGTATTCTGCAAGAGTAACAGTTCCGTTCTTTAATTTAGCGGGCGGTGATTTACCAAATGCTGCTGGGTAGAAGTGTCCACTGTCATTATCAATTTCATTTTCCAAACCATATGGAGCAAACGCTGCTCGTGCGACACCAGTGTAGTTAGATGTTCCTCTACTACCATCATCGTATCTACCGTCAACATAAATTGTTAAATCAATAGCGGATGCGTAGTTATGCCAAGATGAACCAGGCCGTGCAGCCTTTGGGCCTCCTGCTTGATAGTTACGATAGAGTTCTCTTTGTTGTGCAATACTTCTATATGAAAATGCGATATTACAATCATATCCATTTTCTGAATTGTCTGCGATAAACTTTTTAACCCCATCTGCAAACTTTGATCTAACACTAGGAGCAATTTGATTAATCTTATTTGCAATGTTAGATGCAAACCTAGAACCAGAGAAATCATTTGCGGTATATGTTGTTCCACCACCATAATCATTTGTATCTGTTTCAACATTGTTTGGTGAAGATGGAGCTTGATTTGATGGTTGTTGAACTTCACCATTAATCTTTACAAGAACAACTGCATCAGTTGTATCTGTTGGGGTCGAGAAGGAAGTTCTAGAACCGTCACCTTGAACCGTGACTGTGTTTATTTGTGGTGGTGGTAGAACTTGTTCGTCAGAATAATCAAATGGTGATTGTCCTTGCGGTGCTTGTGATGCAGTCTTTGTGCCAGGCAAAGTTCCCCATATCATTGGTTCTTGCATATAATCTGGATCACGCCAGAAACCAACAACCCAAGTTCCCTCAATCGGGCCTGTAGGAGATGAACCAATACCACCAGAAGAAGCAGAGTTCGCTGGTTGAATACAAAATGCCCATGGCAAATCTCTAGTGGGAATCTTTGTCTTATCTTCTGTGTGGTGTCCGAACACACGAACACGAACACGACCTAATGCCTTAGGGTCGTTGCGATCTTCAACTACACCAATCCACCAAATGAATCCATCTCTTCCCAAAGAATATACATTGTTTTGCGCCATAAAGAAAAACCCCTTTCCAGTATTTATACCGAAAAGGGGTCAGTTGAGAGAGAATGAAACTTACTTATTCATTACATACATTGTAACTTCAAACCCGAAACGCATTTCTTCAAAAGTTGGTTTAGTCCACATAATGATTCTCCTTTCATATAATACTTAGATGATAGGAGCAATAATTCGTCTAGTGATTATCATTATTATTGGGTAATGGTTGGTCGGAGATGTAGGATTTGAACCTACGACCCCTACATCCCAAATGTAGTGCGCTACCAGACTGCGCTAATCTCCGGCAATAAACTCTTCTAGTGTGGGCCGTTCTCGTTTACCCAAAGTATATGCACGAAACTCAGACATAATCTTTTCTTTAGTTGCATTACCATATGCAAGGTTATACAACCGAGTCTGATTGTCTGAACCAGCTCTCCATACACGATGATCGTCAGAGTAGTCATAGAACCAATCGTGCCTAGATGCTTCATTAAAGAACTGTTCGATATTCATTACACTGTTCCTGGCAGGTTTCTAGTTGTGTCGATAATATCCTCGACTTCTTCTTTCGTAAGGAAACCCTTTACGGTATCTCCTTCTTCAGTAATAGGTGGGAACGAGCATGGCTGTCCATTACGAACCAGCATGATTTCAAACAATCCCCTATCGCCGCCATAAGAACTCTTATGCGATACGATGGATAGACCGTAACCATTATCAAAATCAATTTCACCAGCATACTCGTTCCCTTTCAGACTACCATCAAATTGTAGGTAGTCGGAAACTTTACATTCTTTCACACCTTCAAACATTAGAAGCACATTACCTTTTGTTTCATGTTACCGTTACCGTCATACCAAGTCTTCACCCAGCACTTAGTCATCCGTCCAGTGGTGGTAGCGATACCAGTGTCAATCTGAACCTTGTCGCCAATCTTCACAGTTTGTCCTAAGACTTGTCCGATAACTTGTTTAAGAATTTGATGTTCGATAGCTGCACTGTTTGTTTGGAACTCAAACGCATTCGCATTACCAGTGACACCAACAACCATCATCATTGCAATTAAAAGTTTTTTCATATTTCACCTCTTTTTCTCAACTTACATATACATTATATGTTATAAGAACAGGAATGTCAAGCATTTATGCTAAAAAAATGCCAAAAAAATAATCAATAGAATCAATCACTTATCAATTAAGTCAGAATATTTTTTAAGTTTTTCACGTTTTTCGTTTGCGTAAACACCAATTGACACCGAATCAATACCAAGGTGATTCGCTGTAAGGTTAATCATAAATTGTAGATCACCTAGTTCCTTTGTCAGTTTGGATGTGTCATTACCAAACCTCATAATCTTAGATGCTTCTTGAATAACCTCACCACACTCTTCCATGAGTATCGTGAGGCATTCTTCTTTTCTATTGAGTAGAGGCTTCATCTAGTTCATTCTCCAACTCAGTCTTGAGAGTCTTCAATCGACTATTCATCCATCCAATTGCAGTATTGATATGTCCAGTGTCATGCGGCTGCAATTGACTTTCTGCATATTCAATCTCTTCTTTTAACATCCATAGTTTATCAAACTTCTGCTTCGGTGTTGTCATCTTCTAGTTCCACTTCTTCTTTGTGATTTCCATACTTGAATTCTTTACTTGCGACTTCATCCAATTGAGCCATGACTTCTTCCGTAAAGAACTTTTCTGGATTGTTGTTAATTGTTTTACCAAACGTCTTAGTACCATCAGGCAACTCGATACGAGTAGAGACAGACTTAAAGACACCATACTTCAGCGCCAAGTCCAACAGTCCATAGTAACGATCCAAACCTTTATCATAGGACAATCGCACATCAACCATTTTGTTTTCAATCGTCAATCGACTCTTAGCATTCTTACAGTGAACGATATTACCGATCACTTCAGTACCATCCTTCTCTTTCTTCTTAGAGAGATATACGATACTACTTGCAGCATACTTTAGACCTGACCCGCCTCCCATTTCTTTCGTAGGGAACATCGACCCGACCACATCATAGGTATGGTTCGTCACCACCATCGGCACTTTCGCCTTACCAAGTTTCAGAGTTAATACTCTGAACGCCGCTTTGAGAACTTGGGCTCTTGTCATATCCCTCGTCTCCTTGCCCTCCGCAGTATCCTCTACTTCTTTGGTAGTTGACAACATACCAAGAGAATCAAGACACATCATCAGAGGTTTACGATCTGCTTCGTTCTGAGTCAGATAGGAGTCCAACACTTTAATCGCTTGAGTTCTGAACTCTTGCACAGTTGTTACTGGTAGGATAACCATGCGAGAGGGGTCGATACCACGATCAATCACCATCTGTTTAGTGATTGCAGATTCACTCTCAAAGTATAATACTCCAGCATCTGGGTTTGCATCAAGAAAACTCTTTACCATTCCCATGACAAAGAATGTCTTACCTGTTGCACTTTCCCCAGCCACCGCAGTAATCTTATTCGCAGGCAACCCACCATAGATACTACCAGACAATAGTGCGTTAAAGATATAAGAACCAGTGTCGATAAACGAATCAACATCTCCTGCCTCTACACCTTCCGAAACTAATGCTGCGTATTCATTCCCTGCTGTCTTTGCAATGTCTTTTAGAAAATCCACTTATACATCTCCTTCATCTCTATTGTTAGAACGAAATGCCTCAAAACCATCTGGGTATCTCGCTTCCAACTTTTCAATATTCATGTAGATAATATCTTCTATACTAGTATCTAGTGCGATACAGGCCTGAGAGATATACCACATGATATCTCCAAGTTCTCTTTTCAGATGAAAGATAGTATGTTCATCCATCGCCTTGCCTTGGAAGATACACTTCTTCACTACCTCAGTAAACTCACCACCTTCTGCACATATACCTAGTGCAGCGGTAATCAATCGCTCTGGGGGAACTTCAGAAGTCTCCTCAATAATATCCAATGCCTCTATAAAGGATTCACTATCCTTAGATGCATCAGATGTAACCTCATCTACAAATCGAGTGTAGTCAAGTAATAGTTCAGTGTCGCTCATAGCATTCTCCATTTAATAAACATCAGTATAACAGAAGTACAGGGAAGTGTCAATAGATTTCTCTCAGTTTTAGGGGGGAGGGGCTTATACGATGTAACGCATAAAAGCAAAATATGTGCTACATCAGATAAAGTATTGTGAAATATTTGTCTGTATCTTTATTGCATTTATAGATTACCAAACGGTTCTCAGTTTTGGGGGTATACCAATAGACGCAGTATACCACAGAACGCCTCAGATGTCAAGCACTTTATTCACCCATCATGTAATATCCCTTAGCGAATACTTTGAACTGGTTATCCACTTGTTCTAAGACCATCAACTCAGTACCAGTAAAGTATTCCACTGCCGCTCTCATAGGGTTCAGTAATGCAATTGGAATCAATGACTTAATAGGGCCTTTCCAATCAGACATACCATCAGTAATCATATTGAAGTAATGTGTAAGGCATTCCTTCTCTACTGTATACCGAACAGCATCAGGCAGTCTCTTGAACTCCTCAGTCTGCATAAACTTCCACTTAGTAAACGCATTGCCTTTGTCAAACTCTTTATTCAACTCAGCAATCTCAGTAGCGGTAAACTCTTTAGACATTAAGCAACTCCTCTTACTAGTCTCATTAAATCCTTATCAGCATAGTCACCACGAGCACACCAATTCCTCATTGCAGAACACTCAGTAGCATTCTTTAAACAAGTATCGAACATAGGACAGGTATCGCAAGGACACTCTCTCTTGTTCTCAGGCCCTAAGTGAATCTCAGTGGTGTTGTAGATAGGAGCTTTATTATCCTCATCTAACCACTTAGTTCCTTTACCCATGTAAACTTCAGAATCATACCAAACTTCATTCATATTTAAACCTCTCTTTCAAACCCAACATAGCTAATATAATCATTATCAAAGCGAATGTCAAGGCCTTTTTGCCATTTTTTTCAACATTCGCTAACCCTTGACCCATAAGGGTTTCAGACTGCCTGATATGGTTTATCCCACTTACCAACACCCACACTCATGTAATATGCAGTGTGAAAGTAGTCAGTCATGGCGTCCGATTCGTCAAACCACAAATCACCTACACCAGCCTTGAATGGGGCAGTCTTAATGATCTCCACAATCTTATCAAAGAAACCTTGATACTTACCATACCAATCTGTGTGATAATGGTTAATAGAAGTTTCCTCGTTGATATTAATCACACGATCCTCACCCTTCATCCATTGAGTAAAGACTTCAAACGCAGGGCCTTTCATTATATTCACACAAACCTCATGGTGATGCCTCTTAGTAACGCTGAACTTATACTCTGGAAACTCCTTCTTGAGTTCCTTGCGAATCGCAGCGACTTCTTCTGTTGAAATATATGCCATGTAACTCTCTCCTTAATTTCTCACTATACCTATATGTTACCAGAACAAATCGGCATTGTCAAGCAGAAAAAAGCAATAAAAAAACCCTTGAAAATCAAGG